TAAGATAAGTTCCTGAAATCCTGAATCCCTGTATTGCAAATGAACGGTTTGCGTACACGTTCTGTATTCTTACCTTTATAAGCTCGCCCAAAAATCCTAATTTTATCCTGACTTTCTGTGAACTTACCACATTTGAAGTTGTAGAACCGCTTCCAAATGTAAACTTTGAAAATAAGCTCTTCCCGAATAACGGGTGCTGGCTAACTGACGGTGAATTGCTTTTTACAAAAGTATGAGAAATTATGTTATTTCCTTTCTGAACATAGACAACTACGGTAAAACTCCATATTCCAGAAGCCTTTATGTTTATATCAAGTAATTTAAAGAATTTTAAGGCGTCAAAAATACCAGCATCATAGTACTTTGAGTCAAAGAAAGCCTGTATTTCCTGTCCGTCAAAATAAATGCTATTCTCGTCAAACTCACAAACATAGCCGTCATTAGTACCATATACAAGCTTATTTCTAAATACAGAAAAACAGTTTATTACTGGTCCCCTTATCTTTGTCCACGCAGGGGCCCAGCCGTTCTTTGTCTCTACCGCCCTAAAGTCAAGAACATGAATTTCAGTATTTGTAGTCCTTCCTTCACCTGGTACTGCCAAATAATATTTATGGTCGAAAACTCTTCCTGAAGCGTTATGAAGATAGTACTTATTAAACTTCTTAAAGTCAGGCTCTATCTTGTTTGATAAGGTTATGGTATCAACCACAACAGTTGCAAGAAGCCTGTTTCTCTGCAAACTGTAAAGCCCATCGTCATCAAGGCACAAAGTCTCACTAATACTGTAGTCTATAGTGTCAAAGGCTATACCTCCTACCGCATTGTTTGAAGGGCTTATAACCCAATTTCCACTTTCAGGGTCAGGGTCTGTTCCTGATAATTGATAAGTCTTGTGCCCTACGTAATAAGTTCCTCCGCTATCTGTTATTTTCTTAGCCTTGTAAAAATATATATTTCCTTCATAAGTAGCAGCCCCCATCAACATACCGCCATCATCAGCCCCTACCGTCCTGTATGAAGTCCCTTTTGATAATTCAGGCTTGTAAAGCTCACTATAGTAAAAGTCTGAACTGTCAGGCATTATATATAAAATTCTCTCATTTTTTTCTATCACAAACTTTGCCGTTGGAGGCGGAGTATTATTTGTTGGCGCAATCTTCCATGAAAGAAGGTCATCAACGTCGTTATCCTCATAGGTAGTTGTCGTATTGTCATTTATGGTAGCAAGCTCATAATAAACAAGGCCTCCAGCTTTTGTCCTGTATAGTTTTCTCTGGGTGCAGCCTGAACCACCAATTGGAATGTTAGTTAAATTTACCTTTTGAGATGCGGGTGATACCTTGCTTGAGGCAGTAGAAGCATTTGATTCCGAGCCTTTATACACAAATGAGACCCTGTAATAATAATCACCTGTAAGACTTCCAGCAGCCCCAACTCCAACAGAAGGAGCAGAAGAAGGAGCAGTTAACCCCATATCACGTACTGCAGTAAAATCATAAATCTGGTTACTGTCAAAGCCATTTACCATTATGACATTATCGGCATAAGTATAACAACTCCACTTTTTGTTAGCCTCAAATCCGTCTTTAAGAAGTGAAAAAGTCGCTCCGCCGTCAGTTGATACATATATCCCCGTTCCGCAGAATGCCAATAAGTGTGAAGTTCCATCACTTTTTATTGCTTCATACAAAGAATTTATAGGAGCGTCTGCTACTTTGGTTGTATTTAACTTATAAGAGCCATTAACTTTCTTTATTGCCCCTCTTTCTTCAAAGTCAAAGTTCTCTATATCAACTGCTTCAATGTCGTTTATTAGGGTATTTGAATCCTTTGTATTCCTGCCGCCGCCTAAGTTAGGTACGTCTATTATAAATTGATTTTTATTAGTTAAAGTTGACATTTATTTATTCATATCTTTACACCATATTTAATAAAAATGCTCATAATTTAAAATATCATCGGTGAGCCGATTGCTACACCGCCACAAGGTATATAATAATTATATGGACTACTTGGCGGTGTAAAATTTGCTGTCCATCTTGCTATACCTTTTGATATTCTAAATTCATCCAACCAGCCATTAAAATAAAATTTATAGTCAGAAGAGATATTAGTGCCTATGTGTAAATTAGAAGTAAGGTTTATAATTTCTGTTGAATTATTATAATCTGACCCTACTTGAGTTCCATTAATAAAGATTTTAAAAATATTTCCTGTCCTTACAAATGCAATATGATACCAAGTATTAGTAGAAAATGCATAGTCCACCCACATATTTATTTTTAACGAACCACCGATATATTCTTGAAAAAATATATTATTGGATTGGCAATTTAAAGCCCATTGATTACTACTGGCATCTTTTCTTGCGCATATATTATATGTGCCTCCAGAACTTGCAAATCTTGCCCAAACATCAATAGTAAAATCTCCAGCACCAAAATACCAATCAGCACTATCGGGAACTGTTAAATAATCTCCATTACCATCAAATAAACCAGAAGCCCCACCAAATTTGTATTGCGCCGTATCTATTTGTGCATTACCGTTTGCTGTTACTGTTTTACCTGTTTCATCTTTAAACGTAGTAGAACCATCAGTACCGTCCATATGAAGAAGTAGTTTTGTATAGATATCTTTCATTACACCACCTCATAATTTATTTCTATCATTAACACGGATACATCAGCATCAGCAGTATCAGAAGCATTATCAGCATCTCTTGATAATTCTATTATTGCATATCTTCCAGCAGTCCAACCAGGGTCTGAAGTCTTTGAGGCAATAAAAGCATCTCCAGCAGTTCCATCTACTGCTTTAGCGTCAAATGCAATTGTAGTTGACAAAGCACTATCAAAAGTAGCACCATCAGCAACGTCAACGGTCTTTATTACCCACATCACATTTCCAGTAGTAACAGTAGTCTTGCACCACACATTAAATACCACATTGCCCCCATCGTATTTTTCAGGGACTATAAAAAACCAATATGCTTTTTCATCTGTAGCTTTATCAAAATTAAGCACATAATAGCTAAAGTTAGTTCCGTTTACTTGAGTTTGTTCTGCACCATTAGTTGCGGGTATGGTTGCACCAGCAGGAGTTAAATTAATTGGTCGTGTTTTGTCAGTTATACCAGCCGATAGTTTTGTCTCAAGTTGTATTACCTTGTAATCAAGACTTGAAGTGACTGCCGATGAATCAGCCCCTATCTTGGTCTGTGCCGCCCTGAGTTCAGTTATAACCCTGTTCCAAGCTGTTGCATTTAAGGTCAAGGATACAACTTTGCTAGCCACGTGGTCTGCAGGAGTAGTTCCTCCTACCCCGTGTGTTACACCTGTAAATGAGTATGCAGTCTTGCCTGTATATGAACAAATATCATCCTCGCAGATAAACCAGCCTGAAGAAGGAAAATTCTCAGTTGAAGTTACATAACAAGTAGTATCAGAGGAATTAAACTGCTCTGTCAGTGTTGTTGATAAGTTATCATAAGCGACCTGAAAATATTCAGCCGCTTCTATACTTGTAGGAAATGACATAAAATCACCTTCTTAAACCTTCTTAATCTTCTTAAATCTTCTTAATCAAATTGGTAACAGTGGGTAATTTGAACCTATAAAGTTTCCTTCTTCTGCTTCTACGCCTTTACCTTTAACTATCCTTTCATCATTCTTCTTATCTGCCGATATAAGCTGAGCTATTCCCTGCCTGTATTCACGCTCATAGTCTCCACCCATTTCAAGGTGTTTTGCCGTGATATACAATGCCCCTTTGGCAAGTACCCACCTGTATCGTAAAGGTATAATAGGCTCATCGCTATCCGATGTCATTTCAGTTACCCTTTTCTTATATCGGTAATAAATATTCCTTGCCTGATTTGGAATTGGATAAAAGGCAACTTTCATATAGCCATCATCATCTTCACCTATGATTGAATAAAAATAAGGATAGCCAAAAGAAGTTCTTTGCGGATAGTATCTGTCCAAAACTTCAATACCAACCTTTTCAATCTTGTATGGATAGTTTTCCTGGCGCATTGAAAGGACGTCTTCAGTGTCAGAAGCAAGTGAGTATTCGTCTTGATAGATTTTATAGGTAAAACTTCCACCCACTCCAGCATAGTTAGTTAAAAGTGTAAGTTCCGTTGTTGAAACAAAAGCCGATATTTCGTAGGTTGCATTTTCGCAAACAAACTTCCTACCTACCATTGAAGAAGTAAAAGTAGTACCAACCCCAGTAACGGTTTTTGAGCCTTCTGTTACAGTTACCGTTCCAGTCTCGTAAGGCTTTACCGTAATAAATGAAGAATCAGAATACAGCCACGAGAAGTTATAAGCCTGGCAGATTTCATTCTGCACGTCATTTAAAGCCTGCTTTGCTACATCCTTGACGTCATCATCAGTTATACCTATTTTGGCAAGCACTTCATTTATAATATTTATGTAAGTGTCATAAGCCATAATTTAATCTCCTAAATTAATCTTCATATTCTACGCATACTTCTGGAGCAGTTCCTGTAATTGTTGCATAAATATCCGTCGCGCATTGGATACCGTTTACAAACTCCCAATGGGCACTTGACGTAGCAGCAGCGATTAAAGTTGCCGTCTTTTGTGTCCCAGTAGAGCCACCATCAAGCAATTTTACGGAAGCGCTGTCAGTCCCAGCTTTAATTGAAACTCCTAAAATTCTTGCAGCCTTGTTAGTTATGGTCGTAGAAGCATTTACTACTTTAGAATTACCTTGTGCATAAATCATTTTTGCCTCCTATCCCTTATACGCCAATAGCTATAAATTTTCCGTCTTCATCGGCAGCCGTAGTTATGGTTACGTCTCCACCTGATATTGCGACTTTGTTTACTGTGGCGGCCTGTGAAGTTTCGCAGTCACTGTTAAAATAAAATACTTCATTTAATCCTGTTTTTATTGCTCCACCAGTATCGCTACTACCGTTTGTATATGAACCCATAACAACACGAACGTCTCCAAATACAGATGTCTTTTTAATTGTGTATGCAAATGCCATTTTAATCTCCTTTTTCTTTTTCTTTTTCTTTACTAATGTAATAATGATCTACGATTAGTCTTTCTCCTAAATGCCCTACCTGAACCGTAGTATCAACAAAAATCCTGTGCCCTTTCTTTTTTGCCTCAAGGCAGAAATTTAAGTCTTCCCTTAAGCCTTCCTTATCCATGTAAAAGAAAGGGGTATTTAGATCTTCTAAATCTTTTAAAACTTTAGTTTTAATTAATGTAAAACCCATTCCAATCCCATCAACTTCATATACTCCTGGCGGATCAACTATTTCACAGTACCTCCACTTATTACCTTCTCTTCTCATAACACACGGCTCATAAGGAGGTAATCTTTTATAGCATAACCCCCCTATTATTGACACATTTGGATCGCAAGCCCTGTAAAGAAGCCTCATTAGTGAACTACCGCCAAATACCATGTCGGAGTCTATGAAAAGCAAGAATTGGCTGTCATATTTAAGTGCCGCACGCGCGAGCAAATTCCTTGCTGGAGCTATCAAAGTTCTTACGGTCTTTGCAAATATTACTGAACCTTTGCCTCCCGGTTGTTGCATGCTAAGAAGTGAACTTACAAACTCATTATCTACTTCCCCATTAAAGGGAATTCCTACAACTACCGAAGGCTTTACCCTTGAAGTCTTTTCATATTTGTCTATCCCGTGTTTTGCTATCGTCCAGTCCTTGCCATCTTTAAAAAGTTCTGGGCTTTTAGTCTCAAGCATTGAAAGGCTGTCATAACAAAAGTGCTTTACAAATACGTCCCTTGCTATTACAAGTTTGTATCCAGCGTCTCTTATCCTTATTGAGAAGTCATAATCATCATGCCCGCAACTGTAATGTTCGTCAAGAAGCCCTACTTTATCCAAGACTTCCCTTTTTGTAAGGATGCAGAAGCCTATTAAAAGTTCTACTTCATCCTCATACTGTCCATAAGAATAATTTACGTCCTGCCTTCCTGCTACTACGTCTGATATTGGTCCAACCGCACCGACATCTTCTCTTAAGTGGGCTTTCATTTTCTCAAACCAGTTTTCGCCAAGTATGATGTCATCGTTTGCAATTAGAACATAAGGGGAGTTCCCTTGAGATACTCCCCAGTTTATTCCCTTGCACCAGCCTATGTTTTCAGTATGCAGATAAGTTACAACGGAAGGATATTTTTGTTTTAGCTTTTCAAGATATCCGACTGTCTTGTCAGTTGAACCACTATCGGCAACATAAAGTTTAAAGTCTTTAGTATTGGCAAAAAGGTAATCGCAAAATATCCTTAAGTAATTTAATCTGTTATGAGTTACTATGCAAATATCTATCATCTTAAGGGCAATTAATATATGCTGTTGCTGTTCCGTTAGTCGTACCGCTGTCCTGAGTTAGAGCAAATCCAAATATTTTGTACTCAGTATTTGCAGAATCTGAAGCTGCGTCAACAACATCAGCAACTCCATCAGTTGAAGCTGAAGGCACAAGTCCGCTTCCTGTTACAACAGTGCCATCGCAATTAATAGTACATACTCCCTTAGACTGTATCCAGCCGTAAGCGCCTGAAGCAATAGCTCCTATTGCAACTCCCATTGCCATAGAAGCAGCCTGACCCGCTATCTTTGAAGTAACTATTCCATCTACCGTTGAAGCAATGCAAGCAACATCGCCAGCCGCAAGAGCCTTGTCAACTACCTTAACATATCTATATTCTTTATTGCCTTCAAACCTTATAATTCCAAGACCGTTTTGCTGGGTTGTAGAACTATCATCAACATTGTCAGGGAACAGTTGTTTAAGTCCATAATCTTGTAACATGTTTTCCTCCTAAATCAATTCAAAAATAAATGGGGGAAATTTCATCCCCCTAAAGTCTAAGCTGTCCTGCCGTCAAGCATTCCTTGCATTCTTCTATTTGAAGTCATTAAATTACCGTACCAAACAACCTTTACAACGTCTATTATTGAGTTAGTCGATGAAACTGCTGGGAATGCATGAAATTGTCTATCCTTTACAACTGTAAGATACAGATAATCAGTATTTAAAAAATATACCCTGTCTGAAGTACAATCCTTGTCAAGAACGCAAACTGCCCCTTTAAACCTTAAGTTTTCAAATCC